GTTATCAGCGTCAGTCTTGTTTCACCCTCTTTTATGTTAGTCTCTGCTTTATGGGGATAATGCCCATCAAATATCAAGTGGCTGTTAAACACAGAATCGAAATACGCCGCTCTGTGAAATTTACTGTTATGCGCCTCAAGTTCTTTGAGGTATTTTTCTTTGTCTTCAATAGAGTTGTTAGTGAAGTGTCTGCTTTTTGCTTCCTGTGCTTCCTGAGAGTAGTAAACATCCCCCGCTGAATTAGGTAAATAAATCCCAGTGCCATTACCAAGCATGTTAGGTGATAAATATATAATAGACGTAATCGTGGATGGCTTATCCATATGAATCCAAGTTTTAGAGCCATCAACAAGATCTTCATGAGTTATTTTTTGGAATCGACAATCTGCTGTCCAAGAAATATTAGACGAGGCATCTACGAGGCTGGGGTAAAAAATAGCTAATGTTCTTTCGCCAAAAGATCTAAAAAACTCTGGGGCAAGAAAAACCAGTTCATCCGACCTCACCCCAGGGTATACCCCAACATCTTTTTTGTATTCTAACGAATTAGCAAAATGAATAATGTCATACGGATTGTCAAAAAAATTTAACACTTGCGTACTTGGAAAATTCATTACAGCACCTCTATTTTTGAGTCAGATATGGGTACTGTGGGATATGTGTACTCTTTCACAATGTTTTGACTACTGTCACCAGTATAATGACTGCCCGTCATTAGAATCCTCCCGTTTTCTGTCGTGCTATTTAAAAGACGCTTGATAAATATTTTTTGTTTACAATAAGGAATATAGGGTAAGACCGCCCCTATGCAAAGCACTAAATCGTACTTTTCATCTGGCCATTCAGGGCGAAAGTCCAGTTCGGGGTGTAGTATTTTAGCGGCATCGTGAATGTCATAACAGACTACAGGAAAGGGCAGTGCCGCTTCTATATCCCCGTTTCCACATCCAACAGATAAAACAGCACCACCATTGTAACGCTGTTTTATTCTATCTACTTGTTTGTTTACATAAGACTCATAGTCAGGAAACAGCTTTTTATACGAGCCGTCAACCATGCATGAATAAAAGTCTGTTATGTTTTCGGAAACTGAGCCTTTATTGCAGCAACATGTGCTTGCCATGCTTCCAACCCATTTTCTGTAATATATTCGATTTGAGAATCTAAAGAACCGTATGCTTCAACTCGGTTTAAATACCAACTTGGCATAGGATCTGGCTCTGGCAGGACAGGAGTAGGAGCAGGAGACGCTGTACCAGTTTGCCCTTCAGCAAGAAAGCTAGGGGCTGTCGTCACTGGCTGTGGTTTATATTTCCAAACTTCGTCATCAAAGTCTTCTCGCGTCATTGTGCTTGTAGCTTTAATTCTAGCCCAAGAGCCGTCAGGAAAGCGCACATCTACGTTACCGTTATCATGAATTGTTTCTACTGTATAATTGCTCATTTTACCATTTCCTTAAAGGACATCTACTCGTTTCAATCTTGGTCTTCAAATTCATTAAGCACCCGCATTTCTTGCATTGGTTGATAATCGGTCTAAGCCACTCGCAACTTTTGCATATATCCATCCGCTCCTTTGCCGTCATGTAGTGCCGCCTTGTGTCGTGCCATTATTAACAAAAGTACATGCAACACTCTGTAAAAGTGCGTTCCCAGCAGCACCGCCGGAACCACCAGACGAACCAGACGAACCAGCCGAACCAGCACCACCAGGAGTTGATTCTGTCGTCCCCTGACCTTCGGGAACTGGTTTAAAACCGCTGGCACCCGTACTTCCTGTACCACCAGACGAACCAGAAGTACCAGAAGTACCAGCAGAACCAAAACCCCCACCGTTGCCACCTGTACCGCCGTTGCCACCTGTACCACCAGCACCGCCGTTTCCTGAAAAATATACGGCCCCATACCGATTAGTGCAATTTTGTCCAGATTGGTTGGTTGGAAAATGAGTATAACTTTGACCAGACCCCCCTGAAGCACCTGCACTACCACTCGCGCCAGCAGAACCAGTCCCAGAACTTTGCCCATAACCCTCGCCGTTGCCGCCCGCGCCGCCCGCGCCGCCATCACCACCAGCACCACCAGATCCCACAGTAAGAGCACTCTGTAAAGAATAGCACCAATTTAAACTTGACTCTCCCATCGCGCATGATGAAGAGACGCAACTATTAGTCATGTATTGGTTCGTACAACCCGCGCCACAATTTGGTCCAGCAGGGCCAGGGCTGTTAGACACTAATCTACTATCCCCTCCAATACCGCCAGTACCACCAGCACCACCAGCACCGCCATTGCCCCCTGCTCCACCGCCACCGCGTAAAGTACCATTGTTAGTAAAGGTAACATTAGAGGTGTTAACTCGGACGGCTGAACCACCAGCACCACCAGCCGTGCCACCAGCACCTGTGATTGTGCCGTCATTTGTAATAGTTATAGCCCCCGATGAACCCGATGAAGCATGGATACCGTATTGAGCGTTACTTTCACCACCTATTTCTACTCCAGAATCGACCACAACGTCCTTCGGATAATCAACGGCATAGTCGTCACCGAAAACAGTGCCTAAGTCTTGATTAGTAGTACCCGCAGAGTATGTTTTTCTAAAGCCTTTAGCAGTATTTCTGTAGTCAGAAAAATCCAATGCACCTGTTTCAGGAACACTTGCCGCTAAATTCGTTGATGAATTATTTGCTGCATTAGCGCGAACATTCGTAGTGCCTCGATAGTAGTCAGATATAGAGACTGCACCAGCTCCACCGAACTCTGTACGAATATCGCTAAAGGAAACTGTACCTGAACCAATAGGCATTTACGGACTCCCAAAGGCTGTAATATCATCCGCTGATGTTAACGCACCATTAGATGCAATTTTGAAAACAGTTGTGCCGTTGTACTGAAACAACAGGTCATTATCCCCTGCGTCCAACAGAACGCCCCATTTACTACTTCCAAACAAAATAGAGTTCCCATTAGTATCAAGGTTTCCACCTAATTGAGGGGTAGTATCGTTAACCAGATCAGTAGGGGGACTTAGGCTTCCTACGGCGGCAGTAGCACCCGCGCCGTCAGCATAGATAAACCCTGAGTTACCGTTGGCGACTGTCACGTTTGAACCAGACCCTTGTGTGAATATAGCATCTTGTCCAGAAGCGTTTACCACCGCGTAAAACTTCGCCGCGTCATTTGGAGCAATCGTTATTGTGTTTGTTCCTGATGGTGACCCACCTAAGATAAGGACTTTATACATCCCATCCGATAACGAACCATCAGAAGTTGTAAGTGTGTGAGTCGTTCCTGAAAGAGATATTGATCCTACACCGTTTATGGCGCGGTCAACAATGTCTAGGTTCAGGTTAGTTGTCGTACCCCAAGTACCAGACTGTTCCCCTGTTCCAATTTTTTCTATTCCAGTATTAACTGTATATGTGCTTGCCATGTTAGTTTCCTTTGCTCAGTCGAATTATACCACCATTTTTAAAAAATGAAAAGTCTTAGGCGGCTACCTCTGTCCATGTCGTTCCTGGGCTTGGCGCAATACCCGCCCAACTCGTTCCTGGGCTTGGCGTTATCTTACCCCAAACTACCACTCTACCTAAGTTTGCCGTGGCAGACACGGAAGTAAGTGCAACTACCGCCGTTCCTACAACAGACTCAGCACCAAGGGTTGTAGAACCAGCTAATCCCGTTAGCTGTACGTCTACCTGTATAATAGCTGTAACGCTACCTAACTCTGACGTGCTAGAAACGCCCGTAGTAGGCGCACCCGTGTCCGTTGCAACAGTCTCCTGACCAACTTCTGCTGTACCAGAGACACCTGTTAAGGTTAAGTTACAAGTTCCAACGACAGCTTCATCGCCAAGCCCCACAGAGCCTGTCATGCCGTCTTCTGTTACAATCGCTCCTGCACCAACAAGTACAGACTCAAGTAGAGTTGTGCCCTCAACTCCTGTAACGGAGACAACACTAGAGCCAACTACGGTTGTAGTTCCTGTTGAACCTGTTAGCTGGTTAAGAGAGACAGGGAGTGTCTGACCTGTGTCGGCAAATACGCCGCCACCCCAAACGCCTTCACTCCAAACACCGTTACCCCAGCCTGTTAGGCTTTCCGTTGTGCCTTCAACACCTGTGATAGAAACATCAACAGGGATACTAACTGTAACGGAACCAAGGTGTACTTGATTGTAAAAAGAGGGGGCTGTTATATTAGCCGCTTGGAAACTTTGAACAGTGCCCAAAGCAGTAGAGGCTAGAAGTGAAGAGACATCAACGGGGGCAGAGCCAGAAGCAGTTTCATCCCCCAGCGTTGCCGTACTAGAAAATCCAGTAGCCGCAATAGTGGCGTTGGCTAGACCACCCCAACCCGTGTCACCCCATGCGCCTTCACTCCAGCCGTTAGCTGCCATAACAGCTACCTTTATGCGATGCGAATAATTGCGCTAGATGCGTTAGCTGTAGGAAACTGGATAGTAAAAGTTCCAGAAGTTGATGTCTTGTCAGCACCAAAGTCTAATGCAGCCACAGCAGCATTTGTAGCAGAGCTATTGTAGATCAGTGCGCCACGAGCTGTTATTGTTGCCGTGGTAAAGCTCACATCTGCAAAGTCTGTAAACGCGGTTGTGCCAGAAGTGGTTGGCGTTACGTTAGTCAGTGTACCGCCGCCAGTTG